AATCTCCGTTTGCTCATGGTTAATCCACTCCCAAAGAACAGGAAACATAGAGCGATGGTTCGCAAGGAACTGTTTGCCCTGCTCCATTGGTATCTGGTTATTCCGCCAGAGTGTGTACTCATTACCACCATACGCAACACCAAAGTTCACCGTCTTAGCATCACGTTTGTCCATATTGAACTGCATGGCTACTTCATCGTGGAGACTTCTTGATGTATCACGGTAAATAGCTACCATCGTAGGGTCTTGGGATAAATACGCCATTGTCCGCAGTTCTATCTGGGAAAAGTCCCTCGCAACAGCCTTCTTCCCTTTGCCCACGGACAAAATATTTCTAAGAATAGGCTCAATGTTCTGGCTGTTCGGGTCAGTAGATGCAAATCTCCCTGTAACTGCGCCACCCTGCTTCAGAGTAGGATGTATCCGTCCATCTTCCGCAAGGTATTTAACGTTAACATTCTTTAACCAAGAAAGCTGATGACTCCAACGACGATACGCAAGCACTGTCCTAGCGTATATATCGTGGAGGTAGAACTCTTTTATATCTTCTTCTGATAGCTTGTAGTTACCAGTAACCGCGTCAGTTTGAACTACGTGACCTCTGGATTCTAAAAACTCCCCGAACTGCTTGGAACTTCCTGGGTTAAACCCCTGTGATTTACAAATAGAGTAGTACCAATCAACATTGCTCCAAACAGAATCCATTGTGCGAATGAGTTGTGTCTGGTCAATGTACATTCCACGTTCTCGTATCTTACTGACCAGTGGAAACAACTTTAACTCTAAGCCCAAGGCTTGCTTGGGCACATCGTCCCATATCTTCTCGTGCACTCGCCATGTTACCTGCACATCCTCACAACACCTCTTGGCTACGTCTTCTTCGGGAACCATGTCCATCGTGATAGCCTTAGTACCCTTACCAATCAGGTCTGTAATAGGTGGCTTAGCTTCGCCTAGTAAATCAAGAGCTAAGTCTGCTAACGCAGGGGTAAGCCCCAGTAATCTCGCTTCGACAATAGTATCAGTGACGTTGACCACTGTTACTCCAAGCCATTTCTCAATCACAGCAAGGTCAAAGCCACCATTATGAAACACCTTTACTATGTTCGGATTAACCAACACCCTTTTCACTATGTCCATATACTGTGAGGCTATGGGCAGATAGAACGCATCACTCCCAGAAAAAGCCATGCCAATCCCCAGCAATCTCCTGTCTTTTAAGCTGGGAGTCTCAACATCACACGATATAATAGGATGGAATTGGTCTAACTGGTGAATCAACTCCTTATGGGGTGTCTGTGCGCCGTAGTAGTAAAAATTTACCTCAGACGTGTTCATTTAGCTAAATCTCCCAACTCCTGCGAAAAACACGGCTGTTGTTTCCTTCCCAATCAACTTCACCATGTCTTTCCAAGGGGCGTTCATAGCATCTAAAGGGGTGGTGTATTGTGTAAGTATCTTTAGCGCAGTTTTTTCCCCAATACCCCTGCGTCTGATAGTTTTCTTTCCCTGTGCTTCAAGCGTACTCACCCCCATAAGGGTATCCACAAAAGTGCTTGGCATTTTTAGCTCGTTACGCACCCTTGGGTAAGGGCCAAGAGACTCATGCACTGGCTTATGAGACTTCACAACCAAATCCCCAATCAACTGAGCGGAGTCTCCGATACTCTGGGAGTACACAATGTTAATATTCCACTGAGTCTGGAGACTCCAGAGCCAAGACATCACCGCTTTGTAAGGCTTAGCAAATCTTCGTGGGTTGTACCCTTTTTTTGTGCTAGTCCACCCTACTGCCTTCCCCTTCTCTTCAGTAACCTCACCTTCTATAAGTAAAGTAATCTCATCCACGTTATCATTGAGAAGATACCGCCTGAGTTGGTCGTCAATTCTCCCCCCACTGTCAGCGATAATCTCATTCGCTGTCTTCCGCTCTATCACATGCCGTTTTCCATCGGCTCCTACCCAATGGTAGTCGCCTAAATCCATGTCTACTAAGTACAATTTATTAACGTTTATCATTGAAGAAAGAATACTTGCGATTTCTGATGGCTCGTAGATGTCAACAACCAATGAGTACGTCATAGCCGTTTTGTTTTTCTCCCTTTTACATAGTCTGCACAACCGCAAGGGACTCCTGTAATGTCAGGCCCATCCCTTTGCATCCTGTGACACTGACCACATTTTCTACAGTGGTGATGGTGACAGTTTTTACACTTAATCCCATCAACATATGGAGGTCTACAAAGCATTAGTCGCCCCATTCAGCGAGTTCGACATACGAGTTGAGTTAATAAAGTCCAACATCCCTTGGAAGGAGAAGTCTGGAACATCCAACCCTTCACACTCCAGACTCCAACCACAACGAACAATCTTTGCAATGGGCTGAAGTTTAGAGTTACCTATAACTCCAGGAATTACTGGAACCCCAAGCCTAAAGCTAGCAAACACATCAACAGACTGTTCCATCCTGTTCCATCCATCCCATGTTTCACCAATAACCTGCATGGTAGTATCGTCACGTATCTGCCTGATGTGGTGGGCAACAATAACATTCTTCCCCAAACTTCTAGGGTTAGAGTACAAAGACTTCTGGATTGCATTTGGTTCGGCGTACTCCACTGGCAACAAACTCTCACGAGAAGCGTTTTTAATTTGTTTCTGTTCGAGAGTAGCAGAGTGTAACCAAGGCCAAACCACTGTCCCTGTGTCGTAGAAAACTGTCTTAATCCAGTCAGCCTGACACGCCATTTGAACCGTCGTTGAAAGGTTCGCTGTTAACTGCACGTATCCTGTTAACCTCTGGCCTGGCCATGTCAACGGCATTTCATAAGGAATAGATATAATATCTGCACCCTTCATGTCGTCGTAACTAGGCACTTTATTCGCAGGTAGCTGTTTTATAGTCAGCCCCTGTTGCATTATTCTAGGTGCAGCACGTTCCAATCCTCTGTCTGCGTCAATATGCAGTATCACAGGCGGTGCAGTCAGACCCCACGTCGTCTTAGCAGACTTTGGCGGGGCCATTATGCCGAACACACCATGAACCAAGTCCGTTACAAAGTTATTTGGTTGAACCACTACTGTCCTCCTAATTCATCTTCGATTTTGACATACCCTGCTCGTACCGATTCAACTTCATAGTCCGAATAAGCCGAGCCAAGAAACAACTTGAGCTTAGTCGTGTCCATACGCCGTGAAATCCCTGCTTGCACTTGGGTAACGTGAACCCCATCAACCTTAAAAGACTTCTGACCAGAGTTATCCAGATACTTGAGCAACACATCCTTTGAACCGTTAATCAACTCCAGTCCTTCACGCTCTTTGGCCTTACCTGACCGCCAAGTCTGGATAGCCTGAGCGATTTCAACCTCAGTAGGAACTTCTGGACTCACGCTTCGCTCAACTGGAGCGGTTTCCAGATTCAAATAACAAAATCCACAGGGATACTGTTCAGTCTGTGGACACGTAGCAATCTCTCCCTTGTTGTACGCTCTCAGCGCATCACTCAGGTAGTTCACAATCTCTGCCATGCTGAACGGAGTCTCTGTTAATGTCTGAACGTTCAACTCCCCTGTGTCCCTGTTCTTCACCGCATACACAGCGTCAGAGTTCATAGCCAACATGTACAAACTTACTTGAAACGCATACCTTCTAAAGCCGTCAAAGCCCATCTTGCGCCACCGTTCAAACTGGAACCTGCTCATGGTCTTTACCTCAATCAAAGCAGGTGGGGCAAAGCCGTCGATGTGCCCTACTGCCAGACAATTACCCAAATCCAACTCCACATGATGCCCATCCCTGCCACAAGGCTCACAGTAAGGCGTTTCAATAACGGTATACCCATACTCTTCACGTAAATCCTGTAGGACAAACGCTTCCCACCGTGTTCCCTCTTTAGCGGCACGTTCCAACCGTATCTTTGACTGAGCATCAAAAACTTCTTCTCTGCCTAACAATCTGGCAGACATAGCCCTTGGACATTCACCACTACTGGAGATAGAAACAATAGGTTTATTTACCGATGTCATCTTCGTCCTCCGAGTTATAAGTTTCTTCAACCCACCTTGAGTGTTCTAGCATCCCCTCTAAATGAGAAATCATATCTGTAACCTGACTAATTGCGTTCTCATAACTATCAACGTCCTCTGCAATAAGCCGTACTATATTTTCCACCCAGTCCCTGTTAACAAGACAAAGCTCCATCCCTAGAAGAACAGCCTTTGCTGTAAGAAATGATTCCATAGCTTCTTTAGAAGCATCTTCTATCTCCACGTACTGTGCAGATTCTTCTACCTCATGGGCCAAAATTCGTAAAGTAGTGTAAGCCTCTGTTGTTGTTTCCAACATCTAGTCCTCTCTTTCATTGACTCCTTAGAGCCTTTGGCTTATAAGCCAAGTGTTGTTTTGTGATGAGGACAGGGGAATAATCTACAAAACCCCTGCCCCCACCACTCTGGACAGTACTGCCTAGGCGACTTCATATATTACTAGGCGGGTCGGAAGGGGCATGAAACGAACCCCCCTGATGCCTTACTAGCATTACGCACCAGCCCCCGCATTAGCCTTCGGCAGACACTACTTGCCTACTACAGCGTAGGTAGCAGTTTCTCCCTCGCCTTGGGAACTTACGAACCCTTCGGCGAGCATCCTTTCTGAAAACGCACCACTTATAATATGTGGCAAAAGGTCAGCCCCACCGTCCGCATCACGGATAGCGGTGTTGCTAATAACTAAGTTCCACCAGTCTGCTTGGGTAAGTCCGTGCATAGCATCTAATGCCATACGTTCCACATCGGACAAACCACCAGACACTGTAGACTCAGCAGGTGCAGCAGGTGCAGCAGGAGGTGGAGGTGCAGCTACTGGGGCTGCCCCAACAGAAGCCTGTTGTTTAGCTAAAAACTCAGGAAGCTGTTCATCAGGCTCAACGTAGTGAACCAACTCTTCACCTTCACCTAGAACTTTGATAACTTTCCACGCTGTTCCCCTGTTTTCCTGCCCTGTCTTGTTGTCAATAAAGAACAGGAAGTTGTCGTCACGGTACATATGTAACCGTTGTCCAACAAGGTCACTAATCTTGAGAGTTTCCAATGGCTGTCCTGTTGCTTTCTCAATGGACTTGCCAAGTGCCCCCCACCCTGAGTTCATATACTCGGAATGAGGTATGGAAATCTCTGCGGTGGTGTCCGCGATGAAAACATCGCTACCACCTGGAGCTATGGTCATGTCTGTGAACTGTAAAGTAATCTGAACACGGGGATTATTCCCTGTAGACATACCATTCTTAAAGCCAACCAGTTTTGCTGAAATCTCTTTCAGTGGAGACTTCTCGTAACTGGTCTGCATGTTTCCCCAACCTGGGTTTGAAAGGTCTACTTGATTAACTGCGCCATATGGTGTAACCATAAGAAAAACTCCTTCTACTTATTAATTAAATGTTTGGGCAAACCGCCCATTTCTGCTGATGATAACTCGTTAAGAATCTCCTTGGTCTCCTTTTTCAGCGTATAGTACACCTCCTGTCTATCCATATTGAGTCCATCTAATGCTTCTGCCACTGTATCTGCGCTATTTAACCTCTGGTAAATATCTGCCACAGCACGTCTAGCATCATCAGAGTATGTTCGTCGTAAGTAGGACATGCGCTTTAGCAATGTTCTCCTTCTTTTCATTGCCTCATGTGAGATTGGCATAGCCCTACGTCCGCCTCGACCTAGCGGATTGTATGGGTTTTCCCCCCACCAACGATTCGCTCTGACCTCATAACATTCAGGGTGATAGTGAACCCTTGTCACCCTTTGTGTTGTAAGCAAAAATATTGTGTCCGTGAGCCGTCTCGTGCCTTCTTCTGTAGGCACAATGTCCTCACCACATTCCAGACACCTTGTAATCTTCATGGCCCATGTTGCTTTCACTACGTACACTTCTTTCTTTGGCGTATAAGCCAAATTAGTATGAGTACCCCCAAAGCTGTTGCCTGTTCAGCTTCAGCCACAATGCAGGAATCAAAGCCTCTGCATGTCTAGTCTCAAATATCAACTGCCTATCATCAGTGGCAATATCCCCCCGAACTTCGATAATAGATTCAAACCAACCTTCTAATGTCCTAGGCCCACGCATACCTGCGCCCCCTTTATGAATCACCTGTCCTTTATCGTTACTCTGAGGCTTCGTATCGTGAGCAACAAATACAAAGCTACAATCGTACCTATCTATCAGCGAGTCCACGTTATCGAACAACCTGTTAAACGTAGCCTCGTCTAAGTTACTGAGTATCTTGTAAAACGGGTCAATAAAAACCACTGATGGACGAGTGGAATCAATCCACGATATGAGTTTGTTCAACCCAACTTGTGTGTCCAAGCGTAACTGAAAGTCCGTTTGCAAGTGCAACATGCCAAATGCAGGGGGGTGCATCGCCCCCATCTTCACAATCCTGTCCCGAAACGCCCGATGAGGAATCTCACACTGGACGTACAGCACCTTGTGCGAATACCGTTGCTTACCATTGAGTTGGTACTGAATCGGGGTAAACCCCAACCAGTCCTCTCCCCTTGCCAAACAACACGCCATTTGACAGGCCAACAGACTCTTGTACGTCTTTGGCGCACCGAATAACACAATCTTTGACTTAGGTACGAGCAATCCAGAGCCTATCAACTCTTCTTTAGGCCCAGGATTCCACATAAGTAGGTCTTCATAACTGTCAGGCACAACTTACGCTACACGCATAACGTAAACGTATTTTTCCCAACATCTACAGGAAATCTTTACCCTCTGGCGACTACGCCTAGCCGATTTGTAGGCGAGTGGCAGTCCTTTACAGCCTCGCTCATGTTCCCACCTGCAAGGCACTACAAAACCTTGGTCAATCTCCAGTTCTCCCACCACATCGAACTCAGGAGCCACCCTTTTCTTTGTTTTAGGAATAAGGTCAAACTCGGCTCTCGTAATGTAGTTCACTATTTTCTCCTTATTTTTAATTAACTAACTCAGGCGCATAACGTAAAGGTTTTTCTCCAAACATCTACCAGAAATCTTTATTGAGTTTCTACGTGCAACTTGATGTATTAGAGATATTCCACTACATGACCCTTGGCTCCTTCCGTTAGGCTTATGTTCCCACCTACAAGGAGTTACGAAACCTTGGAGAACATCTAACCCTTCTATAGCCTCAGCCTCAGGAGTCTTTACAAACTTATATTGCCTGCTATAAGCACGGTCAAACTCGTCTTTCGTAATGTATTTCATTAGTCTTCCTCATTCTCCGTAAGAAATTCGTCCTCTTTAATAAAACTTTCTTCTCCCCAGACAATCTTTAAGTTATCCACTGCCCCAAGGTCAATGCGTTCACCAACAGGTACCCCCCCTGCGGTGTCCAACTCAGCATCTCCTGGCACGTGCTCAAATATCTCCCCTTCAACCTCAACAACCCATGTCAGAAACCGTTGTTCATGTTGACCACACTCAGGACAATGGAGCGTCGTCCCTACGTGTCTCTCTGGATACCATGTGTGCACCGTGAAGTGCAACCCACACTCCATACACTTAACCCTTACTTGTGTGAACATGCTTTACCTTCCTTTCAAACACTATGAACCTCTATCAATGTAGTGATTGTTAAGTCTGTCCTGCCAAGGTGCGTAGTCCGTAGACTTAACAGGCACACAGATACTTACTGTCCACGTACTGCTATCTGCCAGTACCCTGTTATAAACCTTCTCCGCTTCTGGCAGAGTTTCCTCTACCGTCCATCGGTCTGTGACCACATGCCCATTTCGCTCAGACCACACAATTAAATACATTAACCACCTCCCCTCACCCAAGGTTTGATGGCCTCTTGTAACACCTCAGGAAACTCTGATACTCCCTCAATGTTGACTCTTGTGACGTTTGACGGAAGCCCTTCTGTACTTCTGTTGTACGCTCTTGGCCTCATCTGTACGTCAATTACATGTATCTTGGGGAATTTCTTCTGCATAATTCTCAACGCCGTAAGTGTAGTAAACCCATCGTTTGAATCCCCATCAGTAAAGTGAACAATCATCCTGTCAGGGAATTTCATAGCCGTAGCTACCAACGCTTGTCCACTTGGTGTGCCACCGTTCACTTTAATACGCTTGAACCCTCGTCCACTGGTCTGCCTAGTAATTACACAGGTGTTATCTCCTGGTTGATTGTAGCTAAGCACCTCAGTACCATCCACAACCCTCGCTAACGCATGAGCAGCTTGATAAATTTTAGTGTTCCCCCCCATACTACTGCTAGCATCCAACAGACACACAACTTTCTTATCCCTACGGGGCTTCACACGATTTTGTTTGAACACCTTGTGGTCAATACCTGCACGGTAGAGATGATGTCTGTCTACCTGCCCACTAAGCTCCCCACGCAGGGTTTCTTTCCCCAAAGTATTCTTCAAATCCCTAAGCCACATCAGCTTCTTGTACAATGCCA